TTCATCACCCAGACAGGCAAGCTACAGGAAATCTATGAGTGTGCGTTATTGGTCATCCACCATAGCGGCAAAGATGTCTCCAAGGGTTTGCGAGGTCATAGTTCCTTGCTAGGTGCGGTGGACACCGAACTTGAGATTCAAAGGCAAGATTCGGTCATCAACTCAGGAGATTCCAGCGTAATAGGCAATGCAATCCTCAAGGTGTCAAAGCAGAAAGATGGGGCTGACTCCATCGAAGTGGGTATTGAGATCGTTCTGGTGGAGATTGGGACATCGGACTTGGGCTTTGAAACCCTGACCAGTTTAGCCATCAGACCTAACCAAGACATCGCAAACAGTACCGCAAAGGGAGGCAAAAACAATCAGGGAAGCGGTGGAAATCAGCGTTTGGAGATGGATTCGTTGATGAAAGTGATTAAATCTAAAGGTTCATATCGTGAAGTGGAAGGTACTAGTCGGTATGGAGTGGCTTTGGATGATTGGAGGGCTGAATTTTGGAGCATGAAGGGTTGTACTGAGGATGATAAGGCGGCTTTTAAGAAGGCTTGGATGAGGGCTAGGGAGAGATTGGTTGGCGCAAATAAGGTCGTGATTGGGTCTGGTTGGGTCTGGTTGAAGTCCAATTCGGAGCATTATGGCACTGTATAAGTATCCAGTGACAAAGGGGACAAACGGGGACAAATGTCCCAAATGTCCCCTTGAGGAGATGGGGACAAACCACCTCAGGTCTATAAACCTGAGGTTTGTCCCCTGTCGGTTTGTCTCTTTGTCTTTTTGTTGAAGGAAATTAAAAATGAGTCGTTCAAGGTCTAAGAAAGATGTTCCTCAAGTTGAGGTGAAGAGGTATGAGCCAACCAGTTGGGATATTCAAGCCCATGCGGTTTTGGTTGAACTTGAGGCAAGGAAAGACAAACATCACCAGAAATGGGGTTGTGAGAGATTGATTACTTTAGTTGACAGTGATTTTAGGGAGAAGTTTTGGGTGCAGATGGCTAGGGTTTGGGATGCGACTGACAAAAAAGACATTGATCGGTTGAGGAAGTCGGTCTACGGGATGGTCAAAGGTTATGACGCTTTGGAGAAGTGGGCTGAAGATAATGGAGTGCCGCAAAATCCACCCTTGCGATTTTTGGAGTGGAAAACTCAGGATGGGAAAATCATGGCAATTGTCCAGACCATCAACGAAAGCCTTGACCTACAGCGTGAACGCAAAGACCTACACACGATCTGGACACTGGAGGAGTTTGAGGTTGTCTTGGCTGATCCCTTTGTGCAAGAGGTTCTCATGCTGAAGGCACTAGAACCGACTGCACAGGTTAAGGTGTTTAAGAAGACTGCACCTGTCGGGTCTGGGTTCGATGACATGGAAGACGATCTCCATGTACTGGAAGGTGAGCCAGCACCGAAGTTGTTTAATGCGCCTCGGAGGAAGTAGGGTGGCTAGAAGAGCCAGCATCACGACAAAGCACTTCAATCGAGTTTTGACAGATGCCGACAGGACAATCCTTGCGTGTGCTGGCGAAGGAGACATCTCTAAAGGCTTTAAAAATGCCTTGGATTGCTACGCAATCTTGTGGAAGCTAGGATACAGACCAGAACAGGATTTAACCGATTTCCTTGGTCTGGATGAGGAAGAGCAATTTAAGCCCCTTGTAGGCGATTCTGACGAGGATTAGAGGTATTGCCAACTAATGTTGGTTGCGCTAGTTCTTAATGAATTACAAATGCGAATCAATATCATTATCAAGTACCCCAATAATGCACCCTCCGCCTCTTTCCCTCTCCGCCTCCGCCAGCCAGAAAATCACCGAATCAAAAGTTATCCACAGGTTATCCACAGATTTGGATCGAAGTTATCCACACTTGTCCCAACTGGTTTAATTTTGCGTCTCAGTTTCTGCCAGTTTGTAATGCTTTCTTTGATTTTGACTTAACATAATGGAGATTGTATTAAATCGATTTTGTCAGCGATTTGTAAGTTACAGGAAATGTCTAGCAAAATCAACGACTTACAATCGCATATCTGCAAACTGAGTTATCCACAGAAGAAAGTTCTCAAATTTTTGATGGGGGGGAGGGGGTGGTCGCTGTCGGTGAAAATTGTGGGAGCCTCCGCCCCACCGAAAAAGCGAAAATAGAAAAATGCCAATGCCCCACTATCCCACCACGAAAAAAAAGAAGACTATCAACCCACAATTTGCTATAGTCCACCCCTATCACGCCCACAACACTAAGGACAATCGTGAAGATAGAGCAAATGGACAGCATCCAAGATGAAAGCCCACAACCGCCAACAGACAAGAAGAAAGCTGGCAGACCCAAGGGCATCTATGGTTTGAAGCGTCAGATACAGGAGTACGCAAGGAATCCTGACTTAGCGTTACCCAAGACTGACAGCCAGAGGATCAAAGACTTGAAGGATATGCTTATCAAGTCTAGCGGCAAGGATGTCGTGGAAAAGCTGATTATGATTGCGCTAAACGACAACCACCCTGCACAGATGGCGGCTATCAAAATGTGCGTTGACCGCACACTGCCAGTGTCGATGTTTGAAAAGGATAAGAGCCAGAGGAGTGCGGTCAACATCACCATCTCAGGGATTGGTGGGGTTAAGATTGGCGATAACACCATTGATGCAGAAGATGTTGAGCCTAAAAACTAGTTGTATTCTTGCTTAAGCAAAAGTACAATTGGAACATGAAAAAATGTACTCACTGTAAGCAAGAAAAGCCTTTCACAGAATATTATCCAGTTGGCAATGGGATTGGTGGGGTTCGACCAAGATGCAAAGAGTGCATGAAGTTCTTAGAAAAAAAGAAGTATGGAGAGAATGCCGACTTCCGATGGTCGAAACTTAGCAAGCAAGGGATAAAATTAAAAACAGACCCAGAGCACAAAGCGAGGCATCAAAAGAGTCAAAGGCAGTGGCATTTGAAAACCAGTTATGGATTGACCTTAGAAATGTTTGATGCTATGGTTAGTTCTCAGGGTGGTGGCTGTGCTATTTGTGGCATTAAGCCTGAAGATGGCAATCCCAAGACAAGGATGGTGGTTGACCATTGCCATAAAACAAATACAGTTCGAGGGATTCTCTGTGATTTGTGCAATACAGCAATTGGCAAGTTCCATGATGATGTTTCCAAGTTGGCAAAAGCAATCAAATATCTAACAAATGACAAACCTTAATTTCCAACTATTGAAGTGGCAACAAGAGGTTTTAAGTGACCCTAAACGATTTAAAGTTATCTGTGCTGGCAGAAGATGCGGAAAATCTCGCCTTGCGGCTGTAACTTTGCTTCTTAAAGGTTTGGTTTGTCCGCAAGGGTCTGGCGTGATGTATGTTGCCCCTACTCAGGGGCAAGCTAGGGTGATTATCTGGAATGTCTTAACTGAGCTAGGGAAAGATGTTATTACCTCAAGCCATATCAATAATCAAGAGATTACATTGATAAATGGTGCGGTTATCTATATTCGAGGTGCAGATAGACCAGATACTTTGCGAGGCGTTAGTTTGTCTTATGTAGTGCTGGATGAATATGCCGACATGAAACCATCGGTTTGGGAGCAGGTTATTCGGGCATCACTGTCTGACAGAAAGGGAGATGCCATGTTCATAGGCACTCCAAAAGGTAGAAACCACTTCTATGATTTGTACCAACTTGGTCAAGACGAAAATAATGACTATAAATCTTGGTCTTTTACCACCTATGACAATGAATTAATTGACCCTGAAGAAATTGAAAATGCCAAGAAAACCCTGAGTTCCTTTGCCTTTAAGACCGAATACATGGCATCCTTTGACAATGCTGGCTCTGATGTCTTCAAAGAGGAATGGATCAAGTATGGGGAAATCCCTGAACAGGGGTCTTATTTCATAGCGGTGGACTTGGCGGGGTTTGAGGAGGTGGCAAAGCAAGCCGCCAACTCTAAGAAGAGGCTAGACCAGAGTGCCATTGCGGTGGTGAAGGTCACCGAGGATGGCAAGTGGTATGTGCATAAGATTGAGCATGGTCGGTGGGATATTAGGACTACAGCCGCCAATATCCTGCTGGCGATCAGGGAGTACAAACCCTTATCCATCGGGATTGAGCGTGGGGCATTGAAAAATGCGGTACTTCCCTATTTGTCCGATTTAATGCGAAAATCCAACATATATGCCCACATTGTGGATTTGACGCATGGGAACAGGAAGAAGAGTGACCGCATAATATGGGCATTGCAAGGAAGGTTTGAGCATGGCAGAATCATCCTTAACAAGGATGAGGATTGGTCGGAGTTCGTTGACCAGTTGCTGATGTACCCATCCCAAGGGGTACACGATGATCTTCCTGATGCGTTAAGTTATATAGATCAGTTATCTATAACCTCATACTTTGAGGCAGATGATGAAGACGAGTGGCAACCAATCGACATCATTAGCGGGGTATAGATGGCAATAGAAGATAGCTTAGATATATTTGGTGCTGACCCATTTGGGCGAGACATCATGTATGGGCTATCTACTGGTCGTGATAGTCAG